TGGGTCGCCGTGATCCCGCCCTCGTCGTACTCATCGGCGCCGCGCTCGCCGAGGAGCGCCCACGGCGCGCCGGGCGGGTCGGTGTCGATGTCGGGCTCGGCCGTCGCAGCCGGCGCCAGGTAGACGTCGAACGGGACCGCCATGATCTCGAAAGGTGCCGCCACGGTTGACTCCTTCTGCTGCTAGGCGACGAGCGTCTCGTCGTACGGGATGAGGTAGGACCGGAGCACGAGCGGCCAGCCGCCGGTCTGCTCCCGGAGCGGGATGTAGCCGCCCGACCGGGTCGCCGGGTGGAGCACCATCCCGAGCGTCGACGTCCAGCGCCGGAGCGCCTTCAGCCGAAGCCGGACCAGGACCGCTAGACGCTTCGCCTCGTCAGGCGTCACGCCGTAGGATCGCACGTCGATCCGCCCGCGATCGAGGACCTCGGGCAGGCCCTCGGCGAATCCGCCGGCCTCGGACACGACGATCGCCGTGCGCGGCATGGCGCCGGCCTCGGTGAGCGGGAGCTCCGCGCCGAAGATCCGCGAGCCGTTGTCGGTCGCGGCGGCGATCGCAGCATCATCGGCCAGCCATTCGACGACCGCCGCGACGACGTCGCCGAGCCCGAGATCAGACTGGTCGATGCTCATCGCCCGAACCTCGCCGCGGCCATCGGCAGGATCCGCGGATAGTGCGAGTCGGCCGCCCGCCGGAGCGCCTGCTGCCCAGGCCGGCCCCGGTCGCCGATCTCGATGAAGATCCCGTACCGGACGTGGTAGCCCCAGACGATCCGGGCCGGCTTCAGGGTCGACGGGTCGACGAGCTCGAGCGACTCCCGGGATTCACGCCGGACCGAACCCGCGGCCTCGCCGGTGAGGACCGGCGTGTTGGCCGCGGACTCCGCGACGGCGTCGTCGACGGCCTCCTCGGCGGCGTCGACCATCGCGTCCATCGCCGCCCGTGCCACCGACTCGCCGCGCCAGTCGAGCATCACGAGCCCTCGACGAGCGGACCGGGCGTGATGAGCTCGAGCCCGACGTCGGTGTGGCTCTGGCGCCAGAGGACCTCGACGACGCGCATCGGCTGCGCGGTGATCACCTCGGAGCCGCCGGCCCAGCGCACCTGGGTCACGCGGTCCTCGATCCGGACATCGGCCTCGCGCCGGACGAGGAGCCGCGGGCCCAGCGCAACCGCGATGACGTTCGGCCCTTCGCGCAGGCCGGTCCGGGCGGCGTCGACGGCGCGCTCGGGCTCCCAATAGTGCGCCGGCATTGACGTCGCGACGGGCTCGAAGCGCGGCGGGAGCGGCGAGCGCGTGGCGCTGATGCCGGTCTCGACGTTGCGCTCGAGGACGACGCGGTGGCGGAGCGGCGGCCGGATCGCGGTGCCGATCATCCGAACCCCCACGGCCGCGCGGCCGAGCTCAGGACGTCGTCCCGGACGGAGCTCCAGGTCTGGCCGTTCGCGAACTGGATGCTGAAGTTACCCTCGGTCATTCCGAGGACGCCGGGCACGCCCGTGATCGCGCCCCGGACGAGCGCGACCGCGACGGCCTGGCGGAGCGCGAGATCATCGCTCGGCTGGTAGTAGACCGATACGAGCCCATCGGCCCAGGTCGTCGCCAGGCCCGACGAGTCGAGCCGCCAGAGCGACCGGCGGTCGGGATCGAGGCGCCAGGCGGACGCGACGAGGTCGGCCGAGGCGAGCGGCTCGCGGACGATCCGGATCGCCCGCGAACCGGTGCAGGATCAGCGCGTAGCCGCCGCCCCGGTGGTACTCGCGGACCTCGCCGAGCGGGCCCGCGATCCGATCGAGCTCGGCCTCGGCCGCGCTGAGCTCGAGCTCGAGCGCAGCGTCGACGAGGTCGGTCTCGACGAGGGTCCGAAGGTCCTCGATCTCGATGATGTGCGGCACCCCTCACCCCTTCGGCTGAGGCTTCGGAGCGGGCTCGGCTGGAGGTGCCGAGCCCGCTCGACGCGGCTCGTCCAGCGCGGGACGCGCGAGCGGCTGGTCACGCGCCGGAGCGCATGAACCGCTCGGAGCCCCGCAGACTGGACACCGCTTCACGACGATCGACTAGCTGCCCAGGCCCCAATCCTGGAGGGTGACCTCGCAGATCGCGGACGGGAAGTAGATCGGGAACGCGAGCTCCTCCTCGAAGAGGATCACGACGAGGTTCCGGACGAAGAAATCGGAGTGCTGATCGGCCGTCAGGACGGTCAGCGGCCGGCGCTGAAACACGGTCGCAGCGGCCCGGGATCCGACGATCGCCTGGCCCGGATCGACCGCCTCGGACTCGACGCGCCGGAGCCGCCAGATCGGGAGCTGATCCTCGGCGAAGCCGCCGCCGATCGGGTTCCCGCCCCGGTACTGGCCCATCTCGTCCTTCAGCAGATCGAACCCCTCGGAGTCCTCGGGATTGACGATGAGCCAGTCGGCACCGAGCCGGCTGAGGCCGCTCTTCACGAGGCGCTTCGCGCGCCGGATCCCGTCGAGGTTGTCGGCCAGCGTTGCCGCGACGTCGAGCATCAGGCGGCCCGCCTGGTCGAGGAGCCCTGACAGGTTCGGGCGTGTCCCGTTCCCGTTGATGAGCTGCTCTTCCTCCTCGATCCCGAGAATGAGCCGGCCCTGGTTGTCGATGAACGAGCGGACGGTGTCCGCCTGCCCGAGCGCCTTGCGGGTGATCGCGAACCAGGTCGCGATGATCTCGGCGTACGCCGTGCTCACCTGCCAGGCGATGCTCGACTGCTTCTTGAGCCCGGCCGCATCGTCGACGGCGCTCGACTGCTCGACGGTGAGCGGCGAGGCCGCGGCATCGCGAGCGGTCTGGGCGACGTACTCGATGGTGTCCGCGGCGGTCGTGTCGTTCACGAACAGGTCGCGGACCTGGAGCGGCGGCCGGCCGTACTCGTAGACGCCGGGCAGCCGGAGCGCCGGGCCCGGCGCCGAGCCGCCGTCGCCGGTGTGGATGACGTCTGAGGCCGCGGCCCGGATCTGCATGCCTCGCGGAGCGAAGGCGACGACCGGATCGGTCCGGAAACTCGCGCCCCGGCTGTTCAGCGCGCCCGACTCGACGAGCCGCTTGTAGGTCTCGGACGCGATGAACTGCTGCCCGAGCGACATCTGTGCGCGCGGGTCGAGCGACGTCCGAGAGAACACCATCGGCAGGCCGGTCGCCCGCTCCTGGTACTCGGACAGGCGCTCGTGAAGGGACGTCTTGGAGCCCTCGGTCGTGGCCGCGGCACCCGCCTGACGGTCGAGCTCCATCGCCTCAGCGACGAGCGCGTTGTACCGCTCCTCGTCCTCCGCGGCGACGGTCCCGTCGTCGGCCTCGAGCTCGGCGGCCTCCTTGAACTTCGCGAACGCCTGCTCCTTCAGGTCGACGGACGTGACGCCGCCGAACCCGAGCGCGAGCAGGCCGATCGATGGCCCGAGGTCGATCGCTCCAGCGATCACCCCGATGAGGAACGCGGCCGTGACGATCGCCAGGAACGCGAGCCCGACGACCCGAGGGTCGCCCAGGCGCGGGATCGCGACGACCGGCCCGTGAAACCGCAGACGCGGATCGAACACCGGTGATCTCCTTTCCTACCTTGCCACGAGGGAATGACCGCCTGCATGAGCCGCCAGGCGAGTGCGGAGCTGCGCCTGGCGCGCCGGCACGACGCGCTCTGGCGACCCATCTGGTGTCGCGAGGCCGGCCTCGACGGGCTCGGTCTCGACTGGAGGCACCTCGACTGGAGGCACCTCGACGGGCGGGACCTCGGCCGGGTCGACGCCGAGGATGACGTAGCCGCCGCCGGCCGCGGCCGCGGCGGTGCGGGCGGAGCGGGCGATGCCGCCGTTGGCCGCTCGGCGGATCGTGGCGTCGAGCGTGTCGATGCGATCGACCATCCCGACCTCGAGCGCCCGCTTCGCCGTGAGGGTCCGGCCCTCGCCCCAGGACGCGCCCCGGACGAGCTCGACGCCGACGCTCCGACCCTTCGCGATGTCCCGGACCATGACGCCGTAGACCTCGTCGACCTGGGACTGCATCACGGCGAGCCCCTCCTCGCCGAGCGGCCCGTGCGGGTGGCCCTCGCCCTTGAACCGCCCGGCCGTCACGACGGTCGTCCGGACGCCCTTCTGCTCGAGCTGCGCCGAGAGGTCGTCGTGCTCGGCGATGATCCCGATCGAGCCGACGACGGCCGACGGCGTCGCGACGAGCTCGGTGGCGCCGGCCATCGCCCAGAGCGCCGCCGATGCCATGACGTGGTTCGCGACGACGGCGATCGGCTTCTGCTCGGCCGCCGAGCGGACGATCGAGGCGAGCTCGGTGATCCCCCGGACGTTGCCGCCAGGCGAGTCAGCATCGATGACGATCGACGCGACCTCGGGATCCCGGACGGCCGCCTCGAGATCGGCGCCGAACCCCTCGGCGGACGTCCCGCCCGACATCGCGCCGAGCATGTTCGCCCGCGGCATGAGGACGCCGTAGAGCGGGAGCAGCGCGACCGCGCCCCGGCGCCCGCCGCCGGCCCGCGGACCGTTGGCCGCCGCCTCGATCCGGGCTGCGATGTCCTCCTCGGAAAGCCGGTCGCCTGCAGCGCGGAGCGCCAGGACGTCGCAGATCGCGGCCCAGGCGAGCGAGTCGGGATCGATCGCCCACGGCTCCGCCATGACCGCCGCGATGATGTGAGGGTACCGACCGCCCCGCATGGCAAAGCCTCCGCTGTTCCCGCCAGGAGCACGGAGGCTCACGATCGACTCTGCGACTGGCTCACGAGGAGCACGGCGCGCCGGTTGTCCGCCGCGAACGCTAGGCGACGACGGGCACCGCTGTCAATCCCCGGCGACGCGACCGGCCGG